TACCGCACCGCTCAGAGTTACTGAACCAGTACCAGTACTTACAGTTCCATTTTCTTGGACTCTATCTGCGACTACGAAAGTCATTTAAGACTCCTTAGCTAGTAGCAGTTGTCGAATATGTAACTGTTACAGTGTCACCAGCAGTTGTCGTTTTAGCTACTGCAAATCCACCAGCACTCCACAATGTTCCTGTAGTAGAACTAATTGTTGAAGAAGCGCCAGAACCTGTTACCAAGAAACATCCAGTCACAACACCACCAGAACCTGTAATGGTATAAGTAATTGCTGAAGCAGAGCTAGTAACTACGTTAGAACCCGCTGTAGTTACGTTATTACCAGTAGCAGTTGCAAACACGGCTGTACCACGAACTGCAGAACCGCCCACTGTATAAGCAGTAAACTCAGTCCAGTCAGAGTGGGATGCCATAGTATCTGTTGGAGAATAGCCAGTTGAGCTGGTAATCAAGCCAAGGTATGGACCAACTAAGGTGTAACCAGAAGCTGTGTACAAAAGGGTATTCATTGCAAGAATCTTACCTACTTGCATAACTTGGTTTTCAAAACCGTCTTCCCATTTAACATTACCATCTTGGTCGCGGCAAACTACGTGGTAGTAACCATCTGATGCCAACGACTCTACAGCAGCAGCATTTGCTTGCAGCGTCATAATAGCGCTATCGCCATTTTGTCCTAGTTCTTTGTGCATAAAAACTCCTTAACTAAATCTAATAATGGCAGTTGTGGAACTAGCCGTTGGGAAAGTAACTGTAAATGTGGATGTTGCTGTTTTATCATTGCCAAAATCTAGTACCGCAACCGCTGCATTTGTCGTGCCATTATAAATCAAAGCACCCCTACAGGTAAAGCTAGCTGGATTCCAAGTTACGTTAGCAAACGAAATAAAGGCTGTTGAAGTCCCTGTAGTATAGGTAGGCACCTGACTAATAGTTAAAGCCTGTCCACCAGCCGTATAGCCAGTACCCGCAACCTCATTAACCGATGTATAGGCTAGGGTTGTGTAGTCTAGGTTAGCGGCTGCCGTATATAGGGCGATTTTATAAGTATAAGGGGTACCAGCTGCAAAGTTTTCTAAACCACTTAGGCAGTTTTGCTTAAATATATTACATTGGCCTTGCTGGATTGTCATGTTTTAACCATAAGTTTAGTTTGACCATCGCGGTAGGCATCGCCACGCTCCAAGCCATCGCCAAGGCGTTTAAGTTGAGCAACTGCCTCTTGGTATTTATCTTCGTAGTATTTGACCAAATCGGCTTCGCCCTTCATAAAGAGCATAGCTTCGCGCATAGCACCATAGAATAAAACTGGGTCGTAGTTAGTGCCAAGCCAGCTAGTGCCAGTAGGGTTATTAATTACATTTATCGTTAGCTGGAACCCAGAGCCGGAACCACCCAAATAAGAGTTAGTTACAGTCAACACGTCGTTGGCAACGTAGAAGTTACCGCCGTTTCTAATGCTTACGCTAGTAACAATCTGTCCAGCTACAGTGATATCTGCAGTAAAACCAGCGCCTGAACCACCATTTAATGGTACGTTAGTGTAGTAGCCGTTAGTGTATCCAAAACCTGTATTAGTAATGGTAGAGACCGATGCTACGCCCTGCACAATAGATACTGGGTAATAGTAATAGTGCATCTCAGCTTGATATGACTGGTCTGGGGTTGGACCCATAATCAATGAAAGGCTATTGTGGTCTGTATATTGTGGACCAAACAACGCATAATACTTAGGAGTGCCTTGTGAGGAAGGGCTTGGGTAAGCTTCACGGATAAAGTTCACGTCTTTGTTTAGTAGGTACGTGAAAGGCACTGTGGTGTAGTCGGATGTGTATATAGCTACAGAATAATTAGAAAGCCAATCAGAAGGCAACGATAAATACTGATTCCCAGCCGTGAGTGTACCCGTCACGTTTTTACGTAACACAGGTATTTGTACGCTGTTATATATGCGGTCTTCAGCTTCTATAACAAAACGCGGGATGTTATTAACAAACAATGCTTCAGTATTTTCACTGTAGTCTTGAATTGCTTGCCACAACTGGGTGTAATTCATTGCCATAAAAGCCTTACGCTAAAGGACCATACGCCTTACGACCACGCTCTGCAGCGCCATTACCACGAGTTTCTACGCCAACACTTCTTTTCTTAGCAGTAGCATAGCTTACGCCGTTTGGAACTGGATCTGTTAAGTCTGCTTCTCTTGCTGATTTCTCAGTTACATAAGTCTCAAATGGGCTTTCACCATCTTTAACAGAAGTACCATTCATAGCATAAACTTCAGCTGGTTTGGCGTTCTTAGCATTGCCAGTTCTAATAGCAGGACTATTTTTAGTAGTTGCTGGAATATTTTTAGCCATGATTAACGACCTCTTTGATTAGCTGCACGAGCCAAGTTACGACCCATAGACTTATAGTTCTGGTTTAGTTTGCTTTTAGCGGCTTTTGGGCCGTTGTCAATTACTTTAGGACCGTCATTAGGGTAAACCTTTACATCGGTTTTGCCTTTACTAACTACGCGTCCGTCGCCTGCTTTTTTGTATGTCATGATTATTCCTAACTTGTTGATATTGTTACCGTACCCACCTGACAGGCTGCAATCAAATAATTAGCGGTTAATACCGTATCAAACTGACTTGCACCACCAACAGGATTCCAACCCCACTGAAACACCCTACTACCACCGGAAATATTGCCTAAATTATCAACTCCAGAAGCGTAGTAACTAATGTCCGGTCTTGGTTCCCTGACTGCCTGTGGGTCATTAACTGGATATAACCCTAATTGTAACTGAGGTTGGTCAGGATCCCAACATTCTTGACATACTTTTATATTGACCTGTTTGGTCTTGATAGTAAGCTTTTTAAGCTCCACCAATTTATACCTTTGACCGCAGCGATCACATTCCGCAATTGAATGTTTACCAGAAGCATACTTGGAGGGCATATTTTACCTCGCATAAAACAGATTCCTAGGCACAAAACGAATGCTTGCCTTTTCTCTGTCTTCTTGGGCGGCTAAGTCAAATTGTTGGTCATAATCTGCTTTTAACCCCATAACTCTTTGTGGGTCAACACCAGCAAGCTTAACACTTAACATGTAAGCAAGTCCAGCTACAAAACAGTTAACAAATCTAAATGGGATATCGGCAATATTAATACCACCGCCAGCGTCTTGAATACGGCGCATACGCCAATAAACAAGGGTATAAGTTGTTCCGCTAGCGGGGGTAGGCCAGATGTTCACACAAGGTAAATACTGGTTATAGACAACAGTTCCTACAGTATGGGTAGTTGCTGTGGTGCCATTTTGACCACGCCAACAGTTTTGTAACTGGTTTCCTACAATATTGGTGTAGGCAATAACTTCTGAGTCTAATTGAATAAAGCCTGTTGATCTTAGCCCTTGGGTAGAGCTTAAAGTAATTGTTGTATCTGTGGCAGAAACCGCACTAGCTACTGTATAAGTGGTTGCATCAGCATTCCCAGACTGGCGGTTAACCCACATCTGAATTGGGCGACCAGTAGTCAACTTATTAGGAATAGTCGAGTAGGTAGATTCTGAAATGCGGCTTAAATTAATGTCTTGTTGATTAGTTGGGCTAGCATTACTTGTACGGGTTACCGCATCCAAAATGTCAATTGTGTCAACTGGAAGTGCGTAGATACCTTGATTTGGTACTAGTGGAATAGCAGCTTCTTCAACAGTCCAAAGGTTAATACCTTTATTAGCCCACTCAATCGTCATTAGATTGATAGAACGACGAGCAGTACGCAAGTCATATCCAGTACGGTCCTGCATACCGCAGCGCTCAAAAGCCTCTTCTACGAGTTCTGTGAGGTCTAAATTAAACCCCGAAGTACCAGATGTGTACTGTGTTGTAGACATTATTTACTTACTAGATTGTTCAACTCATCCAAAATTGCAGGCTTAATGTGCAGGTTGCTTAAAATAACAATTACTTGGCTCAAAGTATCAGCACTTAAAGTAACCATCTTTTGGGCAGCTTGGGTAGTAACCGCTTGCACTTCAGCTATAGCAGCTGTAGATTCTTTAGTAAGGGCTGCAACTTGTTGTTGTAGGAAATCAGAAATTGTTGATTCTACGTTATCTAATGTACTCATTTTTTCTTCCTTGTTTTAGCAGACTCAATAAAGTCCTTTTTAGTAGGCGCACCCTTAGATCCAACAGGACGCATCTTTTCACCAGAGCCAGCTGCAATACGTGCTTGCTTTTTATGAATATTCGCATACAGTCCGACTTTCCCACCTTTAGAATACTGAGT